TGACAACAGGCGTTCCTGTATTAGATTCTATTTCTTCTCCACTAACGGATGCAGTGGCACTAGCTAACGCAACGGCAGTTCCTGTCTCAGCACTAGCTTCAACACCTGTTACATCAACAATTGATTCTGATTCTGCAATGACAGACCCAATAGAAAATTCCATCTGATCTTCAGCTGCGGTAACGGTAACGCTACCACCAGCAGAAATAATCAGATTGTTTTCTGCAATGTTTAGTTGAAGTCCACTGAGTTCGACAACAGCATTAGTTTCTCCTGTTGCCGCAAAAGGGGCACTAGAAAAGGGTGAATCAGCAAAAGACATGACTTATACTACAAACATCACTCGTGTTTGTAAATACTATGCCTTAGCTGATTCTTAGAATTGCGTTTGTAGCGTCGTTGGTTGGGAACTGAATTGTAAATGTCCCGTTAGTTGATGTTTTCACACCACCAAAATCTAACACTGCGATCGCTGCATTTGTGTTTGCAGATGAAGTGTTATAGATCAACGCTGCTTGAGCTGCAATTGTTGCTGTGGTGAATGATAAATCATCAAAGTCAACAAAAGCTGTTGAAGCGGTTGCATTGGTTTTTGTTAAACTAACGGTCGCATTTAGTAGTGTTCCACCACCTGCTGCGTATGTGCCTGAGTCACCAACTTCGTCGGTTGCTGAATAGGCACTTGTGTTAGCGTCTAAAGTAGCTGAACTTGTGTAGAGGGCGAGCTTTAATGTATCATTACTGATATCGTGGTCGCCATCTAGAAGCTGCTGTTTAAACGTTGCGCATACTGCTTGGTTTATAGCCATAGTTATTTACCTCCATTTGGGTCTACAGACGGTAACGGTATTCGTAAAACTCCGTCCGTATACTCGTCTCTACGTTTACGTCCCATTTGCTCATTAGCAAATGCTTTAAGAGCGGCCTGGAACTTCTGGTTGTATAATTGCATTTCTTGAGAATTTTTCAAGTAAGAATATGCCTCAGAAAGAACACCATATAATAAAACCTCTGGCGCATTGTTAGATATAAAAGTAGTAGTGCTAGTATTGGAAGAACCGTTTCCTAGTCTTTCAGGGGATTCATTGTACCACATTTCAATGGTATAAGCTGCGTCTGGAGTAGGGGCTAATAATAAATTATTAGCATCCCAGTTTCCCCAATACTTTGGTTTACCATTAGTAGTGCTATCTGCATCACTACGTGTGAGCGCGTATTCAGCCATAAAGGTTGTGTCTCTCTGTTCTAGCCATTCTCTAGTTCCATTACTATTAACTAGTTGTAATCCTCTCGCGAATCGAAAACCTTCTGGAACACTTGTTAAATCAATAAAAGAATTGTTTACTTCACAAGAAGTTGTAGCATATCTTCTTTGAGCATCATCATCGATAAGCCGATCTATTTGATTTTCAACATTAGTTATAAATACATTAATAACTGTATTAGATAATACGTTACTATCAACTTCTGTGTAGCTTATTACGTTATCTATTAATTCAGAATAATTCATGGTGTTACTTCAACCGGGCCTGCGGAAATACTCCCACCTCCAATTGTTCCTGCTCCTGTAGCTAAATCTGTGTTCACAGTAAAAGTATAATTGTTATTGTCTGTAACTGCAATAGTGTATCCAAGAGTGTAGTTAATATTTGTTTCTGTTATACCTAAGCCTCCTGTAGCATCTCTAAATCGAACAATGTCTCCAGAAGTTCTACCATGTGCTTCTTCATAAACACTTATAACTCCCGATCCTTGAGTTACTGTTAAAGGGTTTAAATCTAACATAACGGGAACTGGTGTTTCGTTTCTAGCTGGTCGAGTAAAAGGTAAAGCTTGAGGATCAGCTGCATGATAACGAGGTTCTATTTGAGGAGCCTTTGGCTCGTAGCATTCAGGACAAACATAAAGTCCGTTCCATTCTTGTTGTAGTTGTAATAATTTATATTCTTGCCCGCATCGATCACATAATCCTTTTGCAAATTTACCTGAAGCAAAAGTCATGTTTAACTCCCTGGAAAGTATTCTTTTGGAACAATATGAACAGAAGATGTTTGACTATCTTCTTGTAAAGCTCTTTGTAACTCGTCTTCATAAACCATCTTTAACATTTGCGTTCTATCTGGAGCAAGCATAAAAGAAGTGTAATAAGCTAGTCCTGAAACCATGCAAGGTAAAAAGTTGTATCTAGCATCTGCTGTGTTTGTGTAAGCTCCAACATCTTCAATACGAGCAATATAATAATAATTAATTTGTGTATCTGTTGTATCCGGAGTTAAGTAAAGGTTGATTTCTACATTAGAAAGATTTCTTCTTACATAATATTGACTAGGTCTTCCTGTATCACTCTTATTAGGAATCGCTTGATATTCTGATCGAGATATTTGATCCATTGTTGTATCGGTAGAACCATCTCTAAACACAACTTCTAAAATGTTATTACAGTCAGTGGGTGCTGTGTAGGTAGTGGTATTAGCTACAAGATTAGCTGTTTGGTTTTTTACTTTCCATAAATGAACTCCTCGATTAGTCCATTCAGAAAATAATAAATTAAGATTTCTTCTAGCCGATTTTAAATCATATCCTGTTCTAACAGAACTACCACAACGCTCATACGCTACTTCTATGATATCATCAATCTCTAGATCAAAAGTTGTTGTTCCTGATGTAGCCATTATTTATTTTTACTCTTTTTTGAAAATGTTGCAACGTTTGTTGGCTTAGGGCCTGTGTTACCTGCTGCTCTTTTTCTTCTAACTGCAGAAGCTTTTTGTCCTTTAGACATACTTCTTGCCTTAGCTAAAGGTACACATTTAGGGTATTTTCTTTTAGAACCTTTGGATCTTCCGCATGGTTGATACTTGCCATCTTTTTTAGGAGCACCTATATCAACCCATTTTTCAGCTACCCATTTACGAAGTCCCATTACGATTTCTTTGTAACTTTCCTTTTACTAGTCATAATACCCCCACATCCCTTAGCGATACCACCCTGATCATAGTTAGAAACTTTTTTTCTTTGCTGAGAAACTTCGTTGATAAAACCTCCCATGGCTTTTTTCTTTATCCCCTTTTTACCTCCTGGAGTTATTTTTCCAGAGCAGACTCCGCTAGCATACATATTAGCATAGGCACTAGGGTAGACTTTAAACTTACGTTTAGCAGCTGCTTTTCCTTTCGCACAAAGTTTAGCCATCTTGTTTTTCTTCACACCCTACTTCGTGTTGACATCCTGCACACTCACACATACAAGAAGTACCACAGTGACATATACATCCACACTTAGTACACTTTTCCATTACTTCTTTTTCTTAGCCTTTCGTGCTTCACTTAAAGCAATAGCTATTGCTTGTTTACGACTTTTTACTTTAGGTCCTTTTTTAGAACCGCTTTTCAGCTTACCTTCTTTATATTCTCTCATTACTTTAGAAATCTTTTTATCTTTTACAGAACCACCTTTTTTGGCTTGGATAACTCCTCTACCAATGAGAACATCTTTTTGTGTAATTTTACCATCACCTGAAAGATCGGTTAATTTTTTACCCGGCATTACTTACTCCTTTTTTTAAGACCAGCACAATAGGCTTTCTCTGAGAAACCCTTTGGCCTTTTACAATTAATAGCACGTTTTCTTTTCGTTGACCACTTTTTCTTCATTGGTCCCTTTGATACTTGCATGTTAGTTTGTGAACGTGATATAGTCATGTTGAATGGCTTTTTTAGTAGCTAATATACCACCTATAGAAGTCCTTGTTAAGAAGGAATATCTATATAATTTTGAAAAAGGATTTGGAGAATATGAACCAGGGATCTGGGTTACGGTCAAGTCTATCCAAGGTAGGGCATTATATTTTGAGACCTACCTCTACGAGACTGGAGCTTTATATGATAAGCTACCTCTATCGGCTTTTGTTTGGAAAAAGACAGATGAAAAAATGGAGTTGGAAGATTTGGAGCTTTGGGATGCTTTTAGTTATTATATTAGTATTATTCAAAAAGTTAGTGTGGGATCAGGGAAGTGTAAATACCTCGCCCCCAATAAAAATTGGTACGTCGGTGATTATCTCTTTACCATAGATAGTTGCCATCCCGAATACAATATCGTTGATATAGGGTATTCTGAAGTACCTACTCAACACAAGTCCTTTAATATTATTCAACTAGAAAATGGCTACTTTGCAGCTCAGCCTAACAACAGAGTTATTTTCTACGATAAATCTTTATCCCCTAAAAAGATGAGATTTCCTGATTATAAAGTCTCTACTATTGAATATAGTGTTGAGAATAAATCTAAGTGGACAGCTGGTGATGATGAAAGTTTTTTTTATAAATTTGAAGAAGCAGAATAATTATTGAGCTAGTTTATCTAATTTCTTATTAATATCAACAAGCTGGCTTTTGATGACAGCAATATCTATTTGCATTTGACTGATCGCATCAACTTTAGTTTCTAAGGCTTGAACTTTTTGTTGCCACATGCCCCA